CCATTTGTTTTCTTAAAAACTCAATGTTGACTTTGTTCAACGCCATGTTTTCTATGTGTGCGTTAAGCTTATCTGTAGTCTTATAAAGATCTTCGATCATCATGAACTGCTCAGAATCGGCGGGCAGTGAACCTAGTTGTCCACGTGGCCATTTAATTCTAAACTCTGTATTCTCTACTAAATCTTTCTGCATCAATTCTATCTGTGTGCTGTGTCTGTTGAGTGTTTCGTGCAGCCCAAAATATGCCCAAGTTCCGATAGCCACCAGCGCGATCAGCGAGGCAACCGTCTTCATAGGCATTTGAACAGCTGCCTCTTCCGATATGTTTAGTGGTTTCTTACTCATTTTTAGGTTTTGGTTTTGGTAGTATATAATCTTTTGGTGGCATTTTCAACGTACTGTTGTTATCTAAAGTCTTGGAATCTGGGTTTTCTTTAATATATTCCTCTTTTAATTCGTCCCATAAGCTGCCTGTAGGCATGTCCTCTGTTTCATCTGCTTGTGGCACTACACCTCTACACTTTGATACTAATAATGCAAAGTTTTTATTTTGTGCAAGGCTGGGGTTTCTATTTACTTTGCTGCACATCTTCATCAATTCAAGTTGTTGTTTTAACTGCATGTTTTCTTTTGAAGTTTTGCAATCTGTGCCAAGGTATTTTCTATATGTGAGTCTTATACTATTGTCGTCTCTATTACTCCAGGAATTATCATAAGGTCTATACTCTGAGTCCCTTTGTTCTACAGAAACATCTATTTCACCACATCTGTCACTATTATTAAGATATTCGTTTCTAGGATATGCTGGAGTTGCACAAAAAGCTAGAGCTGTTAACATTAGAATAATAATACCTGTAAAATAGTAATTCATCCTGGCAGTCTCCATAATTCATCCTAATAATTTATCTCTCTGTTAAGATCTTTGATGTCATACTCCATCTGTCTAACTTTATCAGCCAAAACTTCGTATAAATTTTCAGCCATCTCCCATGTGCCCTCAGCTCTTTCTAGTTTTGCAATAACAGTATTAATATTATCTGTAAGCATTTGCATATCTCTGTTGATATTTTCTATGCTCATAGTCTGTAGTTTTTCTATTTGAGCTTGGTTTGCGTTGATAGTATCTGTTAAGTTAACGATGTATTTTACACCCGTGAATGTTCCAACTAGCACAGAGGCTACAACAGGAACCATTACTATGTTTTTCTTTAACAGATCTACTAAATTCATTATTTAACTATTAATGCTACGACTAAAATTACAAACACAATAGATTCAATCTTATGGTTTGCCCAATAGTGTAAAGCTTTATCTTTAACTTTTTTAATCATGTTTTTTCTCCTCCATCTCGTAAAAGAAGTTATCAGTGTCTTCTGTTCGCCACTGTTGTGTATCTTCTACGTTCCAGTAGTTAGTTTGTACCTTCCAATCAGGCACTTGGTCTTTCACCGTAAACGATGGTATGTCCCAAATAAGTCTGTTGTTAGGTTGTGCTGCGTAGTTGCCATCATTTAATGCAAGTACGTGAGCGCACTTATGTTCGTGCGGGATCTCAGAATGATCAGTGTCAAGTATATTAGGCTCTGGATGTGCAAAGTCAACAGTAAATAAATAGCGACCGTGGTGCCATTTCTTATCTTTACCTATATATTTACCTGCTTGTGATTCTAAAATATCCCAACTAGTAACAGCAGGGAAGTAACTAAAAGAATTCCAGAGCTGAAGTTCATCAAGTCGTCTCTTGGGGACGTCATCTGGTTTAAATCCTCTTTGAATAAACGCGCTAATTGGCAGGCGATAAAATATTGCACCGTTCTCCATGATAGCATGAAATAATAAAGCACGCCCAGTAATACATGTAACACCGAAAATAATACAGTCTTCGACTTCTCCGTGATGTTTTTTAAGATCATATAAATACTCCCTTCTAATTTGTGCGTACTCTACAGGTATGTTTGCATTTAAATAAGACATAGTTTATCCTCACTTTATTGTACCCCAATTAGGACCAGAATCATAGTCTACTTTATTAGGCACTTTTAATTCAATAGCTTTTTCCATGATGTTTTTTATTTTTTTAGCTTCGTCTTCTGTCTTTATTGAAAAACAAAGTTCATCATGTATTTGTATATGCGGAACAATACCTTTCTCAAATAATAAGACCATTGCTTTTTTTGTCATATCAGCCGCTGATCCTTGTATTAATCTATTTAAAGCTTTGTATGTAAACGCTGGCCTGTAATAATCTTCAAAGTTATTACAGTTAGGATCGTTTGCTTCCTGGTTTCTCACTTTGTTAGCAAGATATCTGTTTTCTGCCTCTTCTCTTTTTAGTATGGGCACCGAAGACTTCACTATTTGTTTTTTACCTTCTACTTCTTTGTACTCACTAATTTCAAATACACCTTTTTCAGCATTCCATTCTTTGTTTACGGGCTCCCATCTGTCAAACCTACAGAACCTATCTTCTAGTGTAAAAATATTTTTATTTTTTTCTGCAAAATCTTGAAGCCCGTTAGATAACTTTCTAACAAAAGGTACTTTTGTGTGATATTGATTAAATAATTCTTTTGCTTCATCGTCCTCTAACTCTAAAGATCTTGCTAATTTTGTTTTACCCATGCCATAAAATAGGCCTAAATTAATGGTTTTTGCTTGTTTTCTTGTTATTTTAGCCATCTTTGCAACTATCTCATGAAAGTCTGTATCTGGATTTTTATTGTATTCATCTGCCATATCTTCCGCTCCGTGTAGACCGTTCTTCAAAGCATAGTGCACTACAAGTCTTGGCTCTTGCTGTGAGTAGTCGAATGATGCCCACTTGTGACCTTCTTCTGGAAGAAATAGACCTCTTATTTTATTACCTTGGTCACTTCTTGATGGAATTTGTTGCAGGTTTGGATTGGACATAGAGAATCTTCCAGTGACCGTACCACCTTTTTCAGATCTTATTTGATTTATTTCTGCGTGAATTCTACCTTTGTGTACAAATTTTAAAATACCGTGCACAAAAGTGTTGAATAGTTTATCAAGTTGTCTAGCTTTTGCAATCATTTTTAAATATTTATTGGGGTGTGATTCTAAATAAGATTTTGTTATACTAACTCGCCCCGTTTTCGGTGTTACTTTGTAATCAGTAATTTTTTGTTGCTCTAATAAAGGTTGGATTGAATCTGCAGCCCATATATCTACACTTATTTTTGTTTCTTTCTTTATAGTTTCGACTATCTTTGCTTGTTCTTTTTTTAATTCTTCTCCTAATAGTTTTGCTTTTTCTTCATCCACTCTTACACCTTTGAATCTCATCTCTACAAGACAAGGAAACAATCTAGTTTCTAAATTAAAAATGTTTTCTAAAGTTTTTTTGTTTTTTGATTTTGTATCTACTGGAGTTTTAATTATTTTCTCAAACTTTTTCCATAGTTGAAGTGTTAGGTTTACGTCCTGCTCTGCATAATCTTTAACTAAATCATACGGTAGTAGATGCATGTTAGACATGGGATCTGATACTCCGTGTTCTTCTAAAGCTCTATCGGTCAGATCACCTTTGTATTTAGATTCACCAAGATAATCTTTTGCTAGAGAATCTAAGCTGTAACGTAATCTGTTTTCATCTATGATAGATGCAGCAATCATAGTGTCATATACAGGACCTTTTAACATCATTCCTGTAACAGACCTTATCCAACATACATCGTACATTGCATTGTGAAATACTTTTGTAACTTTATTATTTTGAAAAATTTTTCTATTTAAACTTCTCCACACAAGACTAGGAGCAAGATTAGATGCGGAACCTTTGTGTGCTATTGGAAAATAAAATTTTTTATCTGCGTATGCCAAAGCTATACCACAAACTTTACCTTTGCCAACTATGGCCCCTGATCCGTGGGTCTTGAGGTCTGGATCGTGTGTCTCTAAGTCAACAGCAACAACTTCACCGTCTTCTATCTTCACCTCTGACAACTCTGGTGCTATCATTTTTTATCTTTCAATTTTTTTATTTCCAACTCGCAGTAATGTATAATCTTTTCTAGGTCTTGTACACCATTTTTCAACCTGTACCTGCATACGTATTTTATTACGTTGCCTTGAAAGAACGAAAGATCATTTTTTGATATAAATTCATACGGCTGTATTTTCATATTTTTATAATGTGATCCACCAATTTGTCTGTTTTGTGGAAACGCTTCTTTGAATATATCTTTATGCGTCATATGCCCTCCTGTGTAATGTTATATTTGTTCTACTTTTTATAGTCCAAAGAGTCCTCTTTGCTCTAGAGCATGCTACGAAAGCCATACGTCTTTTTACAAAATCCTCTTCTTCATTTGTTAACGTCATATCTAAAACAACGTTGTCAAATTCTTTACCTTTTATGGTATGTATATTTTCTAAAAATATTCTTTTATTGTCTAAATCCCTGTTATTATTGACAATTTTTCTTATGTAATTTTTTTCTATTATTGAATTTATTTTATTTATTAATTGAAAATCGTCCGTATTCATAACACCTGGAACTAAGTATTTGTTTTCTACCAACCATTTTTTATTGTAACTTCCTCTGTCTTCATCCTCTATGTTTTTACTAGAAGCTAGATACTGTGAGTCTACACTTTTTAACATCGATTTAATTTTAGCAAGTGAAACATTTTCTCCACGTGATAAAGATAAAAATGCTCTGTGGTTATTTATTTCCACAGTTGGGTATTTAAATTTAAGTTTTGCATTCTTTGGAACTTTGATTGGCATACCAAGCTCTTTTAGGTACGTTATCATACTAGTTGGTTCGTTTCCTCTGTAAGTAAATACAAAATCTTCTGATGTATTTAATATTCTATCTTTTAGTTCTGACGCAAAAGGGTCTTGCGCCAAATCAGACATTTCAAATATTTCACCTTCTACAACTACACCATTTTCTTCTCTTGGTTTCCATACCCTAGAATAGTTATAGTGTTGCCATATTGGTTTAATAATATCTTTACAGTATTCATTTACTAATCGTGGACACCTGTGACCTTGCTCTAATTCTATTTCAGGTCTTGCAAATTCTTTGTGAAACGAGTCCGGGTCTGCTCCTGCAAACTCAAATATAGATTGATCAGGATCCCCTGCTTTATAAAAATATTCTACATTCTTTGACATGACTCTCTCTGCTTTTCTTTGTATTACACTAGAGTCTTGAGCTTCGTCCACTATTAAGACTTTAATATCAGAACAAACTTCTTCTGATGTTTGTTCGTTATCTGAAAACTTTTGCACCATGTCTTGAAAATCTAAAATGCTTCTTGATCTGTCATTTATCTTTTCATTATTTTTAAACGTCGTATATTTTTTTTCTAAATCAATAAGTTCCTCTGGCTCGTACTTGTATTCTTCTTTTTCTTTATAAGTTAGACTTCTATAGTAGTCTAAAAAATTCTTACCATTATCTCGTGCCATACTCATAAATTTAAAGAATGGATGTTTTTTAAACAACAGGTCAACACTTTGAAAATTTTTACCAAAGGTATATTTATTAAAAAGCTCGTGTATGTTTATTAATATTTCATAGTCTTCTATTAAGAAAGAATCTCCTACCACTCTGTCTTTACAGAATTTATGTATAGTGCTGACATTTTCTTTTAAAGTTTCTTTTGACTGCTTTATTAATCTAAATATTTCGTTGCCTGTTTTCTCTTGATACTCTTGTATACTTTCATCAGAATATATTTTATCTCTTATGTGGTTTGCAGCTGTATTAGTATGCGAAATAACTATTATATCAGCAGGAGAATATTTATCTATCAAGTGATTATAATATATTTCTACTAGTTTTGTAGTTTTACCAGTGCCTGGAGGACCTGCTATCCTAATCTTTTTCGTCATGCTCTATCACTTTCCTTTCTGTTCCTGTTATTTGAACAACATATTCATTTGTATCTGCTTCAAATCTCCATGTTGGACATGATTTGTTTTGTTTAAGAACTTCATCATAAACAGTCCCATTTACTTTTCTTGCTTTTAAAATTTCTTTTAATTTAAAAGTTAGTTCGTTAACGTTTATTTTTATGTTTCTTGCTTTTAGATAATTCATTAAATTAGGTAATCTAAAATCTAATTCTTTTGTTTCTTTATTTACATAACAACCTTGATTAAACAAAGCTGATTTGTCATAACTAACCGTAGTCTTTTTTATAAAATTATATATTATAGATTTAAATTCAAAATCTTCTGATGCTTCCTCATCTGCAGCTTCATATAACATTGCCTCTAATCTTTGATATTGCATCCCTTGAAATTCTTTTTGTTTCATGTCTAGCACAGATGGATGTGGAAAATATCCTTGGTTAGCTAGTTTCCTTATCCACTTTTGTTTATCTATTATATCTTCTCCCTGCATTTCTATTTTTATTCTTTTGTAACCATCTCCGTTATCATTTTTGACATCAACACTTTCAAAAAATATTGGAGGCTTACTTAAATATTGAGTTATG